CGTTCTATACTTGGCAGAGCTTGAAAGGCGCACTATACTTGGCTTTGAGCAAAGTCGTTATGATTGCATTAATCCGAATAGCCGAGGCGCAGAAAACTATGCGCTAGATGTTTACGGATCGCTCAAGGAACGGATAAAACGGTACGCATGGCAAATCAAATAGATTTGAAAGACCCAAAACAGCAAGAAGAATTGAAGTCTCGCTATGAGCTGGACAATATCGACATGCTAATGCTCAAGCATTTGTCGAAGTTTCCAGCGACTAACGCGACTGAGTTAGCAGGTGTTGTTGGGCTTCAAAGATCTGCTGTCAGTAAACGCATGGCAAAGCCAGCGTTTAAACGAGCTTTAGATGATGCGCTGGCTAACACTAAAGACGTAATGCAAAAGAACGCGCTACTCGCTGCGCGTAGGCTTACAAAACTAATACAGAGCGAGGATACGACGGTTGCAATTAATGCTATTAAGATTGCGTTAACGCCGTTTGTTCAAAAGATGTTAGCAGAGGAAACGCAGGCGGTTGTGCCTGTGATTAGGACTTACGAGACTACGGTTGCACCGGACGGCAGCCTAGTTCAAAAGATGATTGAGGCAGAAATTGAAAGAGATTCTAAGAAAACTATTGATGCGGATTTTTCGGAAGCTGAATAAGCGTGAGCCTGTGATCTATGTGGGCTGGCCTGTTCGACAGGATTATATTTTGGATAGCGCGAGGGTTGCACTATCGTTAAGACGTATCGGGCAATAGCTATAATCAGTGGTATTCTTTTCTTGGTGGCGTGGTGGTATCGGTATTTCGGTGCCGCCACAATTTTTTATTTTGTGGCTTTATCTCTTTGGTGGGACAATGAGCGTTAACTTAGGCGGTATATTTTTTTGGGCGGGGCTTTGCGTGTTGTCATACCAGTGGCATGGGATAACTGGACTTGGCTGGACGCTAGTAGCTTGCGGTTTTTTTGATGCGATCTTATCAAGGGCGAAATGATTTTAAGGCTTAAAAAACTTATATCTGAATCATATCAGAGGTGCGATTTTTGTTATAACAAAGTCTCACGTTCTGAGTTTCACGTATTGCTTTACGCTGGTTTAATCTGCAGTCGATGCCTAGATGATGTGGTGGTTTTCTATGACAGATGCAAAGAGCAGATCAAGGCCGCCCGTGGACAAGGGCAAGACAAAAGCTTGGACTCAAAGGCAGATGGGGCTTTGCTGCACCTTGTACGTAAGGGCAAGCACGCGCCTAAAGATGGCAGCGATTGACGGTATGGCGTTACTCGATAAGCTAGAACCTGACAGCGAGGACTACGAAATAGTTTTAGCGTGGGTTTCTTTTCTTGTGTTCGAGGGCGATAAGGTGGTTCACTATGTGAGTGAGGCACTAAACAACTTTCGCGCAATCGAGGCAGATTTAAATGCTAGGCTATGACTCAATTCATCGGGCTGACATAACTCCTATTGATATATCTAATCTATATGTAATTACCTGTATTAGTAATCCTGCTAGGTATAGATCGCGGTATCATTTATATAGGCGGTTCGCGGAGCATATTACGCAGCTAGGAGGCAAGCTATACACCGTGGAGCTGGCGACAGGTGATAGGCCGTTCGAGGTTACGCAAGCAAATGATCCTACCGATATACAGTTAAGGACACGCGGCGAGCTGTGGCTAAAAGAGAACATGCTAAACATAGCTATGTCGAGATTGCCGAGCGACTGGAAATATGTGGCTTGGATTGACGCTGATATAACATTCCAGAGGCCAGACATTCTCACAGAAACTGTGCAGCAGTTACAGCATTATGACTTTGTGCAGATGTTTTCAACTGCTTTAGACTTGGGGCCTGCGCCTCTCAATAACGTGATCGGTGTTAACTACGGTTTCGGTTACTGCTACACGCACAGGCATGAGCCAGAGTTAGAAATACCTGCGCTTGAGATCGACGGGGTTTTAAACCCTAAGAGAATGACGGCAGCGCCTAAGTATAATGGTTATGCAATGACTCATAAAAAGCAGGTCTACTATCATCCTGGGTTCGCCCATGCTGCTAGGCGTGATGCGCTTGATGCCGTTGGCGGTTTGTTTGATATGGGCATACTCGGAGCTGGCGATCACCACATGATGCTGTCACTTGTCGGACGCGGTCTTGAGGCGATCCCTGCAGGTGCAAGCGATGACTATAAAGCACAGGTTCAGCGGTGGCAGGGCGAAGCTGAGCGACATATCAAGCGTAACATTGGTTACGTTCCAGGCGTGATTACGCACAGCTATCACGGAAGCAAAGCAGACCGTAAGTATTGGGATCGCTGGAAGATACTGGTCGATAATGATTTTAGACCAACACGCGATTTGAAGAAGGACAGCCAGGGGCTTTGGCAGCTAGTCAATAACGGTGATAACCGCCTAATAAACTTGAGAGATCAGATTAGGATGTATTTTCGTCAGCGCAACGAAGATGCGGGCGGGGTATAGTTACTCATAGGGTTCAATCTTCCAGTTCTGTTTTGTGTATTTTGGCCGGTGACTTAGCGAAGTTACCGGCTAATTTTTTCACAGCGGAGGTGGTTTTATGTTTTATAAAGCAAAGGTAACGCGAGTTATAGACGGCGACACGTTCGAGGCTGCAATAGAAATGTGGCCTGAGATAACGATATTAACAAGGGTTCGGGTGTTTGGCGTGAACACGCCAGAGCTTAAATCAAAAGATGTGGAAGAGAGCAAGCGTGCTTTCATTGCGCGTCGGTTTACTGCAGATCAGATTTTAAGTATGCCCGTTGAGCTTGCGGTACATGGAAAAGATAGTTTCGGGCGTGTGCTATGTGATGTTAAGTATGATGGAAAAGATTTATCTGAGGAACTAATCAAGAATGGCCATGCAACCAAGTATCGTGCAACTTAAACCGCCTGAAGCGCATAGCGATAAACAGAAATTTATTATGCAAGCTCTCTCAAACGGTTCTATCAATGAGGTGTGGGTTGCTTGCGGCACCAAATTTGGTAAGTCTCTGAGTGCAGCCGTTGCAATATCGTCAGCGGCTTGGCGAGGATATAATCATATATATCGGTGGGTTGCGCCTATATATACGCAATCAAAAATAGGTTTAAGTTACTGCCAACAAATATTTCCATCTAGTGAAGTTGAAATAAACAACTCGCAAATGCAGATAACGATACCTAATAATAATACGATGATTCAGTTTTACCATGCTCAGAATCCCGTGAGCCTTGAGGGGTACGGAATTCATGGATACGTTTTCGATGAAGCAGCCAAGATGAAAGAAGATGCCTACGCATCGGCAAAGACCACCACGACCGTAACACGCGGAACAATGGTTTTCGCTAGTACGCCGTGGGGAAAGAATTGGTTTTATCGTCGATGTATGGAAGCGAAAGAAGAAATGCTTAGGGCGCACCATGAAAAAAGATTGCCCCGCAAGATATTCATAACCGCACGAACAGAGGATAATCCCCATGTGCCGCGTGAAACTATTGAGATTGCGAGAAAAGAACTACCAGGAAGGTTATTTAGACAATTTTTTCTTGCCGAGTTTGAAGATGATGGGGGTGTATTTACGGGGTATAGAGATTGCATCTATACAGATCATATTGACGTATTTGGCGACTTTGTTCAGTGGTTTAACGATGGTTGTAAAAATTCGAGCGTAGTGATTGGAGCGGATTGGGCGAAGGCGGTAGATTACACAGTTTTTTTCGCCGTAGATGTTGCGACACGTAAGGTTGTCGGCTTTATGAGGTTTCACAAAAAACCATATACGGAAGCAATAAAGAATTTAGTTAGGTTTTCAAAAAACTTTAAAGAGGTTCTTTGCGTCTATCACGACAAGACTGGCGTCGGCATGGCGATAGATGACCAAATGGGTTATACAGGCTTGCCGTTCATGGGTATCAACTTTAGCAATTCAAGCAAGTCACAGATGGTTACTAATCTGATGACTGCTTTTGAACAGAAACAAATATTTATACCTATGTGGCATACGTTGCTTTCAGAGATCGAGAGTTTTGAGGTAACTGCCGGAGCCATGGGGCAGATGCACTATGCCGCAGCTCAAGGCGGGCACGATGATACCATAGCATCATTGATGTTAGCTAATGCCGCATTGGGGTACTATGGTAATATATCGTTTGAAGTTTCTTACGCTGATGAAGGATCGGGCAAGCTAACCGACTTAGAGCGTTATTACCAAGACTTAGAGGATTGATAAAATGAGTGAATCCAAGAGTAAAATAGTATCTTCTTATATAGAATTTTATGAGGGGTTTCAGGAGAAATCGCTAACTTTCGATCAGATGTTTAACGATCAATCTAGTGGGCTTTGGCAACCTGAGACGAACACCTTTCTTGATTTTTATACGCTGAAGTCGTTGTTCTTTAGCGAAGATTGGGTTTATATCCTTGTTGATCGGGTTGCATCTAAAATTTCATCACAATATTTGCGTGTGATGCATGATGAGATTGTTAATGGTAAGAAGATTAGCAAGCCAGCCGAAGGGCACCCCGCGCAGAAAGTATTAGATCAGCCAAACGAGGTGCAGGATTACCATACTTGGATGTATGGGCTAGTAGCCGATGATTGCCTTTTAGGTAACTCATTCAACTGGTTTAGCAAGTCTCTAGGTCAGATCATCCCGATCCCTGGCGAGAACTGCAGACCTTTCTTTAACGGCAAGGGCGATCTTGAAAAGTATGTTATTACGCAATCGACGAGCGAAGGGCAAAAACCTTTGAGCTGGTCACTATCAATAGATGAGATATGCCACATTAGAAGGCCGAACCCGTCTAGCCTTTATGTGGGCTTGTCGCCGTTTATAGCGGCGCAAAAATCCGTATTATTTAGTAGGTATTCTGCGGAATATCTGAACAACTTTTATATCAAAGGCGCGCAACCTGGCCTTGTGCTTGAAATGTCACAAGAAACGAATCAGGAAATGGCTTTGCGGCTTCTCAGGTCGATGGAGGGCGCATACACAGGTAGGCGCAATCAATGGCGTCCTGTAGTGTTGCCGAGGGGAATTAAAGCTTCTCAAATGGCAGTTTCTATTGCCGACCAGCAATTAATCGACCTGGTAAACCAGAATCGAGAAAAGATTATCAACATTCTGCAAGTGCCGAAGCATGAGCTATCACTTGCCGAGGCTGGTTCGTTGGGGAGTGAAGAGTACAAAACAGCAATCAAGAATTTTTGGCGTGGGCCTTTAAGGTCGACCATGCGAAGGATTGCCGGTGCGCTTACTTTAAAAATGAAAGATATGCTAGGTGATGGTTACTACCTAGAATTCGATTTATCAGATATTGAATACCTATCGGAAGATGAGGGGATAAAGGCTGATACTGCTGCAAAAATGTTGGCGGTTCATACTCTCAACGAGGTTCGGGCTAAGGTATACGATCTTCCACCGTTGCCGGATGGTGATAGAGCGCCAGGGACTCAAGTTGCCGTGCCGTTTTCTCAATTTCAGATGCCTAGCAATGTTGAGCAAGCCACAAACGAACCAGATATCACGGTTCAGGAATTGCCAGAAATGGACAATACAAAGGCGATCCAGCGGGCTGAAATGTTCAAGAAGTCTAATGGCGGTAAGTGGTGGGAAGATCGACTTGCCGAGGAACAAAGGGCGATAGACCCTGCGCAAGAAAAGATGGCTATTCTTGTTTCAACTATTTTGAGGGCGCAGGCAAATTTAGCTGCAAAAGCTTTCCTTAGCTCTGAGAAATCATACAGGAAAAAAGAGGATAAAGATGCGTTAAGGCGTCGCATAAGAAAGGCGATAGACAAATTAGAAGATGATTATATCTCAGGATATACTGGAGCATTGGCCGGTGTTGTTGAGGCTGGTTATAGTTCGGCTTTAAAGCTTCCTTTTGAATTGCCTAATCAAGATGCCTTGCAAGCCATACGCGAACGCAACGCTAGTCGAAGATCGTCATTATTAGAAGCAAGGGGTATTGACCACTTTGCTTTAATCAATGAAAAAACTACAGATGACATCATAGACATAATTGGCGACGCCATGGAAAGATCGCTTCAACCTAAAGATATTGCTGATCTAATAAAAGAATATTTTAAGTCTGACAATCAACTTTATCGAGCAACTAGAATTGCTCGCACCGAAACATTAACCGCTTCTTCGGTTGGTCAGGCTGCGGCGATGAAAGACGCTGAAAAGGCTATAGGCGAGAAGCTCAAAAAAATGTGGTTAACCGTCGGAGATAACCGCGTAAGAGATGAGCATGTAAAGGTTGAGGGTGAAATTGTAGAAAGTGATGAGAAATTTAGCAATGGTTTGATGTATCCGCGACAGCCAGGTGGTGAGCCTGAGAATGTAATAAATTGCCGGTGTAGTTGGGTTATGGTGCCCGTAAGCGAGGCCGATAGTTTGGATCAGTGGAAAGACGAACTTAATATAAAAGGGGTGTAAATTGAATCAACTAGCATTAGTAGCACGGTTTAAATCGAGTGAGGGGACACGTAACGGCGTCATTATCGAGGGGTGGGCAAACAAGGCGGTAGTAGACCGTGGCGGCGACCTGATTAAAAAAGAAGCATGGAACTTAGACAACTTCCAAAAAAATGCAATGATCCTTTACAACCACGACAGGGACAAGCCGATCGGTAAGGCTTTAGCCGTCGAACCACGCGACGAAGGGCTTTATATCAAAGCTAGAATTAGTGGTTCAAGTGATCCTGAGATTACAAAGATTCGTGATCTTATCAAAGAAGGAATACTAAACACCTTTTCGGTTGGTTTTGACTGTAAGCGTGAAGAAAAATCTGCAGATGGTGTAAATGAAATTAAAGAAGCAGAATTATTTGAAGTTTCAGTGGTAACATTGCCCATGAATCAGGACAGCACTTTTAGCGTTGCAAAAAAACTAGACGATGTGAGGACTGCAGCTATGGATTACGCGGTAAAGATTGATGCACAAGAAAAAGAAAAATTAGAAGCTCCTGTAGAGGAAGCACAAGCAGATGTTGCTTTAGAAGAAAAAGATCCGTCAGAGGAACCGTCTGTAAAAGGCGAAATGGAAGATTTAGTTGCTGCTTACCATGCTGATGTAAACGCGACTATGACGGGCGAGGGTAATCCCGCAGCGTGGGTTGCTGATGAGGAACTATGGGCGAAGGCGAAGGAAGTAAGCCAAGCTGCTCTCGGCGAATTGAACTATGGTTTCATCACTTGGTATTACCTGACGCATGGCGGAACGAAAAAGGGCATGTGCGAGGATAAGCCGAAAGAAGAAATGAAAGAAGAAAAGTCTTTAGACCAAAAAATGGAAATTGATATGAACCCATACCTAGAACAGTCTAGGCAAACCAACATACTTCTTGGTACACTGATTAATGAAATACAAAAAATAGGAGCATCCCTTGCCGGTACTGCAATACCGGCTCCAGGCGCTGACAGCGAACCGACTGTCGAGGTCGAGGTTGAGACGGAAGCTCCCGAACAAGAAACAGAATCCGAGTTACCAGAAGATAAAGAAGTTGCTAAGCTACTGGTTACTGCAAGAGAATATTTCAAACATATTGATGCAAAGTTAAAAACTGTAGGGGTATGATAGATATGGAATTAAAAGAATTAGTTGACGGCATGGAAAAGCTAAAGTCTCGTGCTGATGAGGCCGAGGCTAAGGTTAAATCTTTGGAAACGGAAAAAGCAAAATTACTAAAAGGGGTAGGAAACATGACGACAGCGGGAGCAAGTTACACTTCGGACGAACAAAAGGCACTTCGGGCGTTTGGGGTTTCAAACGTAAAAGAACTTTTAAGCGTGAATACTGGTTTGCCACGTTTTAAAAATGTTTCACCAGAAATTAAACATGCTGTTATCGAGCTGAAACGCTCGGTCGATACTGCGCGTCAAATGGCTCAAATTTTCCGTGGTGATGCTCAAGACCATATTGGATCAGCGGAAGGCAATGACCGAATCGGGCGCGTTAAGCATATGCTTGATACCCGTTTCGGGAAGCAAGACTTGGAACCACGCCTCAAAGCTTTTGGTTCTACCGTGGTTGGCCAGGGCGATGAATTCGTGCCTACGCTAATCAGCTCAACATACGTAGATGAATATGAGTTAGAATTCGCGGTACAGGACAACTTTAAAGATGTCGCTATGCCAAGTAACCCATACAAAATGCCAGTAAAAACCGGTGTTACTACTGCCCGCACTATTGCTGAGGGTTCACAGGCTACAGGTGCGAACTTTAGTACGGCAGATTTGACCCTTACAGCCAAAAAATTCGTGGAATATTCGATACTTCCAGAAGAATTGTCGGAAGACTCTGCACCAGACATTCTTGCGGCAGTTAGGGAGGAAATTGTACGGGCACAGGTTCGTGCAGTCGAAACCGCAATTTTGAATGGTGATGACGACGGTACTCATATCGACTCCGATACCCAATCAGGAGCTGCTGACTTGGCCGCCAAAGCATGGAAAGGCTTACGACGCCAAGCTGTTGCCAACTCTGCAAACGGTGGTACACTGTCATTTGCTGGTGCAGTTTCCATTACTTTGCTTCGCCAGTTACGCGCACAAATGAAAAAATTTGGCGTTAATCCTGGAGAATTATTGTGGATTGCTGGGCCAAGCGTTTACAGCCAGTTGGTTGCACTTCCAGAAGTTTTAACCATGGAAAAGTACGGGCCACAAGCTACCATCCTTAAAGGAAGTTTGGGCATGTGCATGGGTATCCCGATCGTAGTTAGCCAGTTTATGCGCGAAGATCTTAACGCTACTGGCGTTTATGACGGTATCACAACAACCAAGGGCGGTATTCTGCTCGTTAACAAATCACGCTGGTACTTGGGAACCCGTCGCCCTATCGTGACCAAGGTAATGCAAGATTTGCCAAGCTATGACCGCTGGTTAATGGCTTCTTACCAACGTAAGGATTTTGTAGGCCACGCTCAAAGCGCGTCTGAAGTTTCCGTCGCTTACGGTTACAACATTACTCTTTAATTTTAGCTAGTTAATAGAACGGGCGGGCAGGGAAACTTGCTCGCCTGTTTTAATAGGGTGGTTTTATGGCTGATAGGATTTTCCGTCTTGGCTTATATGAGGGGCTAGTTGTTTTACCGATAGAGGTTCGGACGGCTGGCACTTACACCGTAAGGCTTGGGGCACCTGCGGGGAACTCATTACTTTCGACGGTATATGTCAAGTCTGTGGGCGGTGGTGGTTCTGTTAGTATAAATTATTACGATAGTGGCCCTGGTGATGGGACGTTACCAGGAGAGTTAATAGACCTTGGCGGGCATAGCACCTTATCTAGTGCGCCACAATCCGAGCGGGTAATAATTACCCGTATCAGCAACAAGCCGGTGATTGAATATACTGTGGTCGGCACGGTTGAATTCGGGCTTCACATTACCGTCGTTGCAGACTTTCCGAGTGAACCACCTTTCCTTGACGGTGACCAGTCTGATTTGACGCGTGATAAGGGTCAGCCGTTAGTCGTTCTCGATGACAGTGACGGAAAGTTTTATATCGCTCGCGGTTCTAAGGGCGTACTTTCAACAGCTCAACAAAACTTTGTTACAAATTTGACAAGGGCGACAGGAACGACAACATGGGTTGAATATCAAGACCTAGTTGGTGCTATGATTGAAGTTGATGTTGATAACGCGACAAGCCGAAGGTTGTGGGTTGCACTTGATAACGCTGGTACTAACTACACAGTGTTAGCGCCAGGTGATAGCATAGAGGTTGATTTACTGCCGCCTGGTAGTGTTTGGATCAGGTCGGCTAGTAGTACAGTAAATTATTCTATTTGGCATAAAGATTCTGTATGAGATTGAACCACAAACAGAGCGCATCGTTAACTCGGTTTGATAATACGTCAAACGGTTTCACTGCTGATAATGCTCAATCGGCAATCGAAGAAGCGATGCTGGCAGCGCAGCCTAGCGCGGTTTCATGCTTATTTTACAGTATCCACGCAATTACTAAGAACGAAGAATTTTCTTGTGACGGAATTTCACGGATCGCATTAAATAGCCTTAGCGTATATAGTAGTCCGAGAGTTGTTCACGTTGATGAATCACCTTATATTCTAAAAACATTTAAGGACAGGATTAACCGATGAGTGTTACGGCACAACAGCAATTCCAGTTAGGTACTGCAGACCCAGGCCCTGCACCGGTCGGATATGTCACAATCTATCCGCGCAAGTCTGACGGGCAGATGGAAAGTCAAGACGAGAACGGAGTAAAATCATTACTCGGTTCTTTCGTGATGACTGGCGACACCGGATCAGGTGGAACAAGCGGGCATGTACCAGCGCCAGGAGCGGGCGACGCTGCTGCAGGAAAGTTTCTTGCTGCTTCGGGGTATTGGTTAGCGCCTACTTTAAGCGGTTCTGCTGGAGGCGATCTAACAGGAACATATCCGAATCCGACGATTGCAGCGGGTGCGGTTGACGATTCAAAAATATCTGATGTTGATTTTAACAAGGTCACAAACGCGCCGACCTCATACCCGCCAAACGGTGCGGCGGGTGGTGATTTAACCGGAACCTATCCGACGCCGCAGATTGCTAACCTTGCAGTAACAACGGCTAAGATTTTAGATAACGCGATTATATCAACAAAACTAGCGAGTAACGCCGTAACTACCGCGAAGATCGCTGACGGCAACGTAACCGATATTAAAATCGACTCCGTTTCATATTCAAAGCTAACGGGAGCGCCGTCTAGTTTGCCGCCGTCTGGTGTTGCAGGTGGTTCATTGTCTGGAACATATCCGAACCCTGGTATTGCTGCGGGCGCGGTTGGTGAGACTCAGATAGCGACTGGTGCCGTAACGTCAACAAAGATTTTTGATGAAGCGGTTACTACCGGCAAGATTGAGGATGATGCTGTAACCACGGTTAAGATTGCTGACAACAATGTTACCGACGCGAAGATTGCTTCTCTATCATATTCAAAATTGACTGGCGCACCGTCTAGCCTGCCTCCAAGTGGTTCAGCGGGCGGCGATTTAAGCGGATCATATCCTAACCCCACTATTGCCTCTGGTTCTATCGACAATAACAAGGTTTCAGCGACAGCAAACATTGCTTTGACAAAGCTTGCTGCGCTATCCGCTGGATTTGCTCTTGCTTCTAACCCGTCTGGAAATATCATCGCATCTACGATAACAGATTCAGAGTTAAATACTTTATCAGGCGTAACGTCGAACATTCAAACGCAGATTAACGGAAAATATCCTACGCCAACAGGTTTATCTACTGACTATATCAAGGGCAACGGCTCATTTGCTGATTTTGCAACCGAGTTTTTAGCGCAATTTGCAGCTATGCAAATCGGATCGGTAACGGAAAAATATTACCCGATATTGGCAACCGATTCTTTTAAAACAGTCTTAGAAAAGTTGATTTATTCTAGTACCATCGTTTTAACCGATGTTACGCAAAACGTAACTGTTTCAACCGGTGCAACATGGTTACGATCAAGTAGTAGGTTCACAGGTAATTTAAAAGTTGAAGGTACTGGCAAAGTCAAATTTTTATAAGAGGTGATAAGATGGCAGATATTACGCTAACAACACAAGCAAGTGCGGCTACACCGGCAAGTGGTGAGGCGACAATTTATGTTGACTCAATTACTAAGAAGCTAAAGACCAAGGATGACACTGGAACCGTTACGGATTACTCGAACCCTGGTAACTCGGTTACTTCTCTTACGGGTGATGTGACTGGTACGGGGCCAGGTGCTACGGCAACTTCGATTGCTAGTACGGTGGTAACTGGCAAGGTTCTAACTGGTTTAGCGGCTGCAAGCGGCACGGTTTTATCAACGGATACAATTCTGCAAGCGATTGCAAAATTAAACTCACGTAACTTGCAAGCATGGTTTGGTAACGGCGTGGACGGTACTCAGATCATTTCGGTTGATACTACTCTCGTTAGGGATATGTATTACAATGATTTGACTATAACCAGTGGCGCAACACTGTTTACAGGTGGTTATAGAATCCATGTTCTTGGAACGCTGACCGTTGATAGTGGTTCATTTATTGACCGTTCGGGAGCGAACGCTGCAGGTAACACCACGACCGCGGCATTAACTGCCGCTACTACTGGCTCATCTGGTTCTGGTGGTGCAGGAGGTGGTACTGGTGCAGGTACTGCCGGTGGTGCTTCGGCTACTGCGGTCGGTGGTGCAGGTGGTGCAGGTGGTACGGCTGCCTCGGCAGGTGGTACGGCTGGTACTGTTACTGTTCCTACTGCTGCGGTTGGTGGTGTTGAGATTTTAAACTCAGCACGGCAAGCGGCAGTAGCTCAGACTATCGCAGGTGTCATTGTTACTGGCGGTTCAGGCGGTGGGGGTGGCGGTGGCTCTGGAACTGCTGGTTCTGCTGGAGCAGGTGGTGCAGGTGGTGGCGTTATTGTTATCAATGCCCGCAACTTGGTTGGCTCAGGAACCATTAAAGCAAATGGTGGTAACGGCGCGACAGCGGTACTTGCTAACGCGGGCGGAGGCGGAGGCGGAGGCGGTGGTTGCGTGATTCTTTTAACGGAAAACGACACGACGCTAACTTCATTAACCGTTACAGCAAACGGTGGACTTGGCGGGCCAGGTAACGGTACAGGCGCAGCGGGAACAACTGGTTCTAACGGTCGTATTTACCGCGTGAGGTCATAACAATGGCTAGGTTTCTCATGTGCTACGCCGACGACGGTTCGGCGATTGGTCTATATGAATCTGCAAAGGCTGACCCAGCGAGGGCTAAAACCTCTCGCTCGGTTGTCCATGCTGAGATGAGCGATGCCGCGACGCCAGGAAGTTACAGGCTGATTCAAAAAGGGGCAAGCTGGTACGCGGTTAGTCCCGTTGAATTCGCTGTATTCAATGCCCGCGTATTCGGTTCTAACTTGGTTGAGAAGTTTTCAGCTCAAAACATTATGCTGGGAATTACTCAACTCGGCAAAACTGCGGATGTTCGCAGGGCGCTCGCTGATGTAATTAGCTGCCTGGACACCGGCAGCCTTTACGATGCGATGGATCAGGTGCGGGCAATCCCTGCAGAGAGCAAAGACCCTATCTTTGTAACAGATGCACGGATGTTGGAATTCATTAACTCGATAGAAACTTACTTGGGATTACCCAAAAGTAGTCAACTATGAGAATTTATTTCACAGCCAGGGATCAGGTAGGAAGTAAACTCATTCGCTGGGCAACAGACGGGGATGTTAGTCACTGCGCTATAGGGTTCTATGGCGCGGTGTATCATTCTACCGAGCATGGTTTTTTGCAGCAACGTGCCGATGAATTTGCAAGCAAGTATAAAGTTGTTCGAGCATTGGATTTTGACGTAGACGACAACATGGCAATGCAGATTTTTACCGCAGCGATCAAGTTTGACGCTGGATATGATTACTCTGCTTTCGCGT